TCGTCAAAACTCAGGTAATACGCCGTATCACCCGCTGTTCCCAAATAGCTCTCGGTGCGCTTGCCTGTCAATAGGTTCACAGGTTTGTAGCTGGTGGCACCCGTCTGCCCGTTGGGCGCTTTCGCGATGGTAATCAACGGCACCGTGGCAATCTCGCTCACCGGTGCGCATTGCTCGCCATCGAAATAGCGGTATGTCTTTCCGTCCAGTATCCACAGTTTTCCGCCCAGCTGCACCGCCATGCTGTCTGCGTCCGCCATATCGGTGCACACCGCCGTGGCCGTCGCATCCACCAGTTTGTACAGCTTTGTGCCGGCGTGCACAAGGTCTATCCGCCCATCTTTGGCGTGCAGGCTATACGCCCCGTGGATTGCGCCGTCCAGCTGGCACACCGTGTGATACCCCGGTCTTTTTGCCGGGTATCCGTCCGCGCCCGGCATCATGTTTGGTGCTTGCGGGCTGCGATACACTTCCACATACGTCACGTCACTGGTCAAGTCCACGCCGCGAAAGCCCTCCAGCACCATATTTTTCACTGTGCTAGTTTTATTTGAAACGCTTATATCTTTCGGCATGGTTCACCTCAGTAGTAGTCTTGTATCGCTTCACACAGGCCGCACGCAGCCTCGCTCAGCGCGTTGATAAATCGGCTTCTGAAATGATTCCAGTCGCTGTCTGCGTCGTCCTCGCGCATCATCTCGGCCGCCAATCCGTAGGGCAGCGCAATGCGCAGCAGTTTCTCGTGGTAGTCGATGTCCGGGCCGCTGCCCGCCAGCTCCGCCGCCGTCACTCTCGGTGCGGCATCCAGTTCCTGCGTGTCCTCACTGCGCCGCAGCGTGTTCTCTGTCTCCAACATCTCCGCCAGCAGCACATTCAGCCACGCGGCGCTCACCGTCATTACGTCCTCGTTTTCCTCGGCAGTCAGCCCCAAATAGGCGCTGGCCGTTTCAAATACTTCATAGGCCGTCATACAATCCCCCTTTTGTCCAAAAATGCCCCCGTTTCCGGGGGCATCCTGTCAGGGCAATTAGCCGGTCACGGTCACGGTTGTAACCGGGCTGGCGAAGCTGCCCTCTTTCACTTGATAGGCTTTTACCACCATGCCCTTGGTCGCGCCGGTGGTCGCGCCCGCTTTGGCTGTGATGCTGTAGCGCGGGTCGCTGCCGTCGGTTGTATACCACGCCGTCGCGCCGCTGGCCACGGTAATAGCACCCGTAGCAGCCGCCACGGTGGGTGCAGCCAACACCGTCACGCCGTTGCCGGTGGTCACGTCTGCATAAACGCCGTTGGCCTTTTTGCCGTAGACAAAGCAGTCGTAATAGAACCGGCCCTCAATCAGGTTGCCGCTGATGCCGGGCGGGTCGGTGTGCAGCTTGTTGTCCCAAATTTTCTCCGGGGCGCAGGCCGCGCGTTTGTGTACTAGGATAAAGTTCACGCCGGCGGGCAAGTAGTCCTCCGGCACCTCAATCACCGGCGATTTAAACAAGTTGCCGATGTGGTTCTCGCTCAGCGCAGCGACGCCCAGCTTCTCCAGCTGCACGAAGTGCTTGCACTCCAACAGCGCATTGAACAATGCGCTGGTCACATACCATGTGCGGTCTGCCAAGGGCACTTTCGCGTCCAAAAACGCCTTGCGTGCAGCGGCTACACGCGCCACCACGTTTTCGGCGTCGATGGCTGCCGCGTTGCCCACAATGTTGCCCGCCAAGTTGGCCAATCTGCCCAAGCAGTACTTGTCGTATTCCGGAATCACCATCTCGTTGGTCTGGATGTTCATGAACTTGCCGGCCTTGTTGATGGCTTGGTCTTTCGTGTTGCCCTTGTCGATTACCGCCGAGAAGCTCTTATCCTGGCTCATGGTCAGCTCTTGCAAGGTGTCGCCCACCTCGGTAGGCTCACCGTAGCGGTTTGCGCTGGCGGCTCGGTCGTAGTCGTTCAGCGGCACGGTGTTCACAGCGCTCACGCGCACGCTGCGCGCGCCTGTAAACTCGTTCTCAGGGTTCAGTCGGCCTTTCACAACGCTATTTCGTGTAAAGGCTTCGTCAATCTTTTTGCTGTAAGTCTCGTGTAGGTTTACTACTGCCATAATGTCTTTCCCTCATTTCTCGCCCCGGGTCACACGCTGTCCCACCCGGCTTCAAACGGGTCGGTCGCGCCTGTCTTGCCCAGCCCTTGGGCGCTCCCCGGTGCTGTGTTTCTGTTGCGCTGGTCGGTCTTTTGTGCCGCCAGCTGAGCTTTTAATTGCTTGTTCTCCCATGCTCGATACGCGCTCAGCGGTGCTTCGCCATTCACCACGGCATTCATCACTTCCGGCGGCAGCTCCTTTACGTCCGGGTATTCCGCCAATAGCTGCAAAAACTGCTGGCGGCGCTCGGTCTGCGCCTGTTGCTGCTGCGCCTGCTGCTGTTGTGCTTGAGCGTCCTGTTGGTCGCGCTGGTTTTTCTCCTGCCGCAGTCGGTGCAGCTCGCGCGCCGCATCTTCCGGCATTCCCTGCGCCACCAGCGCCTGCGTGGCTTGTTCTTCCAGTGCTCTCTGCGCCTGCGCCATGTAGTCGGCCGCACTCATGCCGCTGCGTTTGGCGTATTCTTCAATAAGCTGAAATGCCGGCATTGCCGCGTCCAACTTCTGGCTCAAAACATCGTGAATCATGCCCTTTTGTGCCAGCTCTCGCGCCTGTTCCATGGTCAGCTGCTGTTCTTTGCCGTGGAATTTCACCGTTAACAGCCCCTCGGCCTGTGCGGCCTGCGCATCCACCGCTTCGGCTTCGCTTGCAGCCTCCGGTGCACTCTCCTGCTCGGCTTGGGCTGTGGCTTCTTGTGCGTCCCCTTGTCCGGTTTCGCTCGTGCTCTCGGCCACCTCTACGGTTTCTTCCGCGCCCCAGTCAAACAAATCCTCTTGCGCCGTTTCCACGGCTGTGTTCATCGTATCGTTCATGTCTCGTTCCCTCTCTCCGCCTTGTCCGGCTTCGATGTCCGTCCGCATCGCCTTGTCCGGCTCTGCTCGGCTCGTCTCTTTTCAACAGCTGCCGCGCCACAGTGGAAAACAAAAGAGCCGAATACGCGAATAAGCAAAGCGTTATCACCTACGCCTCGCTCTGTTCGCATATTCGGCTCTCATCCGCCCTCGGTGAGCGGTTCCGGCTCTCTGTTGTGCTTTTATCTTATCACACGTCCGATTTTTGGGCAATCACAATTTTAACCTCACGATGACACCCTTTGCACCACACCAAAAGCCCTCGCACCTCAGCGCGGCGCGTTGCCCGCGCCAGCGTCTTCCCGCACAGCGGGCACCGAACGCTCGCGCCGTATTCTTCCGCACTCTCGTTTATATTCGGTGCACCGTGGATTGGCGCACACGTAGGCAATGTCTGCTCCGTTTTCATCTTCTTCCACCCTCAGCACGCGCGCCTCCGCGCCGCATTTTTCACACTTCACGCCAATACCCCCTCTTGCCCTAACATTGCTGTGTCAGTTCCCGGCGCCGGCATAGTTTGCTGCACCGCCAACTGCTGCTGTTGTTCCTTCTGCTTGCGTATCGCTGCTTTGATGCTCTCGCGTCCTGTGATGTATCCCTTGGGCATGTTGTCCAAATAAACTTCTGCGTCCGTCAAAATGCCGCTGGCGTACAGTGCATCCAGCGTCTGCACCTGCATTAATTCGCTCCAATACGTCGCCGCACCAATCTCCACATTCAGACGCACCGCCATGTCGTTCAGGCTGCCAAAATCGTACAACGTCGTCACCGTCTGCTCGCCGCCCATCATGCCCAGTTCCGGCATGGCCTGCTGCGTGATACGCAGACGTACCATACGCGTGCCGTAGTTCACGCGCATCATGTCCAGCCAGATTCTCACGCTGTCCTCCACAAACGCGTAGAAGTCCTGCTTTTGCAGCTCCAGCGGCATACTGGTAGCCTTTTGGGTGGCGATAATGGCGCTGGTGTTGTCCGGCTTCACGTTGCCCAACGCTGCATCGCTCGCGCCCATCGCGTCGCGGGTGTACTCGATGACGTTGGATATCATCTCCAACACTTGTCCGCTCATGTCCGGCGCACGCATTCCCGTTGCTACGATGTCGTTTGGCGCACCGGCTACGCCGATGGCCGTCCCCACGCGGTTATCCCACGCCTTTAGTTTTGTCTTGTCGTAAATCACTTTGGGAAATGCCATTGTTTTCATGTGGTGCTGCGCCATGGCAAACATCTTGTTGATAAAAATCTGGTTCGGAATCGCCGCTGTCACCATGCTTTTGCCGTGGTAGCAGCTCTTTATCTTTTCCCATCCAAAAACCGCCAGCGGATACCGCTTGTACCCCGTGTCCGTGGCCTCGCGCACCATGCCTGTTTTCGTTGCCTCGGCAAACCACACCGTGCCGTTTTCTTTCCAGTACCGGCGCAGCACTGTTACCTTGCCGTCCTCTGGCGCAGTGCCGTGCTTGTTCTCGTCCTCGTCGGCCTCGATGCCCTGTGCGTCCTGTCCGTTCTCCTGTGCCGCTTTGCGCACATCTTCCACAAGTCGACGAAAGGCCAAGATGATATACGGCTGCTCCTCCACGCTGGGGCTCTGCGGGTTACCGAAATACACGTTGGTGTTCTCCAACACCTCTGCCCGGATGTTGCCCGGCGTCTCGCTGGGTGTCGCGCTGCCACCGATGTAGCCGCCCTCTGCATCCGGGTCGAACCAGAAATGCATACAGCCATCTCCATCCACGGCTGCGTTGCGAATCACCTCGCGGGCTTTTTTCTTAAACGAAGTTTGTTCCATAATGGCATCAAACTGCGCCCCCAGCATCTCCAGCACAGGCTTCTCGTCCTCGTTCTCGTCAAACGTTTCCAAGCCCACGCCGATGTCGTCGCTCATAATGCTGGAAATGCAGAACTTTACCACGCGGCTAATGACGTTCACCGTCGGATGCTCCAAGTCTGGCGCATTTACGCCGCGCCACTGGTCGCCAATGTAGAAATCCTCGTTGCGCTCCACTTCTTCGTACAGTCCGATATGCTGGTTAAACGCACGCCCCTTTTGGAACTCTTTCCACACCTTTTCCGGCTCGATGTGCCGCTCCTCGCGCTGCTGCTCCGGCTTTTTTTCTGCCGCTTCCATCGTCAGTGCCGCTTTGTTTTGCTCCATCATCCCTCACCCCCTTGTTGCGGATAACCTGTGTAGGCCATCATGTTTTCCCATTGCTGAATAATCTTCTCCTGCGCCTGTGCCTGTTCGCGTGTCGTTGTGTCGCTTACGCGCTGGCTTTTCCCCTGCGCCTGTTCCGGCGTCAGCTCGCGCACCAGCTCGTGCAAGCGGCGCACCTCGTACCGCAATCCTTGCAGTTCCTTGCGCAGTGTGTCCACCTCGTCGCGCAGTGCTTGCACGCTTGTCTTTCGCTGCGCGTCGCACTCTTTCAGCGCTCTAAGCCCTGCCAATTGCTCGGTGTGCCAAAGTGCCCTTTCTTTCAGCTCCCAGTTCATGCGCTCGTGTAGCTCCGCAATTGCCTTTCTTGTGCCAAACATCGTTCCAGCCTCCTGTTTTATTTTTACATCCCGTTTTACATTCCGTATTCTAAAAAATCCGCCACTTGTCGGTCAAAGTCCGGCGTGTCCTCATCATCCCACACCACCGACACCACCGCATCAGCCGGCAATGGCCGCCCGGCACAGAAATACCGCAGCGCGTCCGGCGCGTGCGTGTGCTTGTGCGGCTCTTTCGCGCAGTCGCTTGGATTGTGTCGGTCATACACTAGGTTCGGCATGCTTTCAATCAGGTTCACGCAGTTGTCAAACACCTTCAACCGTGGGCCCGTCTCTGGCGCGTCCCGCAGCCACTCTTTTAAATCCAGCCACCCCTGTACGCGGTCGTTGCGCGCCGCCACCAGCGGCAAGCCTGCCTCCGCAAATGCATCCGCCACGCTGCGCCCCGTGTCTTGCCGCCTGTTCCACATGTCCGGTGGCGCGTAGTAGCACTCCATTTCCTCGCCCATGGTCAGCTCGCGCACCCGTGCCGCCGCCTCGCCCATGGTCAGGCCGCCGCCCTGGGTTCCTTTGTAGTTGTCGCGCCCCTCGTACAGTTCTCGGTACACCCAAGCGCAGCCCGTCTCGTCCATGGCGATCCAGTAGCCCGCCAGCATATCCAAGCCATAGTCCATGGTAAAATACCGCCGCCAATGGCTCGGAATTACAAACGGCTGCACCACATGTAGGCTGCGTCTCCATTCGGTGAAGAATTGCCCCACGAACATGTCCCAGTCGCCATCCAACCACGCCCGGCGCAAGTCCGGCGGCAGGTTTTCCAGCATCTTCACGTAGTCAGGGTCTTTTTCCAGCAGGTCTTTGTTGTCGTACACGCGGGCGGCGATAAAGGCGTAATCTTCCGGCCGCTCTGCGCCTTGGTATTCGCGGGAAATAAACAGGCGCTTCACCCACGCGTGCCCCACGCCGCCCGGGTTACAGGTTAAATAAAACCGCTTTGGAAAATCATTCACGCCGCGCATACAGGCCGTCAATACGGAAAATTGATACTCCGTGAACTGTGTGGCTTCCTCCATGATGATAAAATCATACTCTTGGCCTTGGTATTGCAGCACGTCGCCCTCGCTATCACAGTATCCGCACTTTAGCAAACTGCCCGTCACGAACTCAAACGCCTTTTCGCTTTCTTTCCAAACCGCCACATCGTTCAGCATCGTCCGCAGCGGCCTTATATGGTTCTCGCGCAGCTCTGCAAAGGTTCTGCGCAGCAGCAGCCCTCGGATGCCCGGATAGTTCAAACACAGCAGCGCTGCTTTGTTTCGCGCCGCCCAGCTCTTTCCGCCGCCGCGCGCGCCGCCATAGGCCACAAACCGCGCACGCGCTTTGAAAAACTCCCGCTGCGGCTCTGAGTTTGGCTTCGGCATCTCGTACCGGATTATCCGCTTATCGCTCATTTTGCATACTCCTCCGCATCATCACCAGCGCCCACCACAGCAATCTCCAGCACCGTCCCCGCCGCGCCCTCGCGCGTCATTCGCTCCGCCGCCCCGGCTGCACTCACGCTGGTCAGTGTGCGCAGAATGTTCGCCGCCGCTGTCTCGCTCATCGGTGTGGCTAAACCGTGCCGGTAGAGCAGCCGCTCGCGCTGCATCGATGTCCCGATGTCCTCACCGTCCATCGGCGGCCCCAGCGCGTCCAATTCATTCTCCAACGCTTCGCGTCTGTCGTGAACGGCCAGCCCACGCGCCAGCTTTCGGTGCAGCAGCTCCTCGGCCAGCTGCGCCCCTTGCGCCGCCTGCACCGTCACCTGTCGTATCGCATCCGCGCGCGCTGCGTCCCATACATTTTGCTTTTCGCCGTCTTGCATTTTGCGCGCTTGCGCTTCCCACGTCCGCAGCGTGCTCTCCGGCACGCCGTACCGCTTCGCCACCTCGCTGCGGTTGTTCTCAAACAGCAGCGCCGCCAAACAGGCCGTCTTTGTCCTTTCAGGCCACTTGCTTCCCCGTCGCTGCCCTTTCACTGTGTTTTTTTTGTATCTCATCAGACATTCCCTCCTCACTATTTTCCCATACCATCCCCTTTTTGGGCAATACCCCCAGTTTTTTGGCGCAAAAAAGCGGCCTCGCACATCGTGCAAAGCCGCTTTGGCTGTTATTTTTATCGCCATTTGTAAATCTTCTCTCAGTTTTCCGCTGCAATTTCGTGCTCGCTCATAGCCCTATCCCCTCGCGCGCCGCCAGCTCATCCAAGCTCACAGTCTCGTGCTTCTCTGGGTCGTCATCGTCCAGATAGTCCGCCACCAATCGCTCGCAGTACAACGCGTCCTCTCGCTCGTCGTCCAGCTGAATGCCTTGCAGCAGCAAGTTTCGGATTTTATGCTCCGGCAAAGTGTCTATAATTTGCTTTTCCCGCTCTCTTTCGTTCATTATTGCATCTCTCCGCCGCTTGTCACTATTCACAATTATTCCCACAAAAGATTGTCGAATCTGCTCATTTACATAGTGCACGCACTATGCTATACTAAATGTAGACAGAGGGCAGCAGGTCATTCCTCCCGAAAGGAGGCGACTGCGCATGACGGTTTTGGAAGTCCTTGCACTACTTAACCTGTTGGCAGTAGTTGTCTTTGGCGTCATCAACGCGCTAAAGAAATAGCCGCCCCTAGCCTTTGAGCACGGAAGCGGCGTTTCGTCAAACACGTCTTGACAAGAGGAACGACCGCTCCTGCGGGCACAGGAGCACTGCCCTCTGTCCACCATTTTACGCCAAAAGGAGTGGAAAGTCAATGCCGGAGCGAAAAATCACCCCGCAAGACCGCTACCTGAAAGCCAACGCGGTCAACTACAGCTTTCGCGTCATGAAGCACACCGAAGCCGACGTTATCCAAAAGCTGGAGAGCGTCCCCAACAAGGCCGGATACATCAAGTCCCTCATTCGCGCCGATATTGCACGAAACAAATAGCACACGCACCCCAAGCCCTGTGCCACCTGCGGTTTTTCCCGCACGGCACAGGGCTTTTTCATGCAGCTTAAACCGTTCGGAAATCCCGAACAGTTGGCAGCTTGCGCTGCATTTTCGCAACGCTTAATGCATATGTATCACAGAACTTATAAAATCAAGACAGGCGAACTTTCGCGAACTCGCCCTCTTGTTCTTTTCTCTCTCGTCTCCCCAGCTCCGCCGCTTGTGTCCACTCTCCGCAGCTTCAATGTCAAGCTCCATTCGCCCGTCACATCGTTGCAGCGCGGCTCGGCGCTGTTCATTTCCCATCCCGGGAACTTCCGCCGCCAAAACTCGCGGCTGAATACCTCTCCCTCGCGCACCAGCTTCTCAATGCGCCGCTGTCCCCAGCGCGTGTCGTTGGGTCGCTTACGCACCGGCTTCTTCAATCCCCGGCTCTGCTTCCAGCGCCGTTTCCGGTTCGGGTATTTTGTCAAATAATTACACAGCGCCTCTAAGCTGCCATTGTTCGGTTGCAGCCTGTCTGCGTTGCTGAATCCCAGCTTCTGTCCGTTTCTCGTCCACAGCGCTTCCAGCTCGTCGCGGCTCAAACCGCATTTGATAATCACATGCCAGTGGAATCGCACCGCCCTTTCTTTCTCCTCGCAATCCTCCTGCGTTCTATATTCCAGCACGGCCACATATAAGGGGCTACCCACGCCGCGCTTCTTGCACAGCGCTCGCGCCCGTCGTATCCATGCACTAAAATCCCGCTCGGCCTGTTCCACACTGCCCGGCAGCATATCGTCACTGTAGGTCAGCGTCGCATGCATATCCTGCTTTGTGAAGTTCGCGTTTACTAGCTGCACAAAATACCGCTTTGCATTTTTCCCATTTAAGTTCTGCTGCACCAACCGGCTGGCCTGCTGCTTCTTCGCCCGTGGCGTTGCATTCTTCTCTCGTTCGCTGATGGGGAACACATCGACCTCCATGTATCGCTCCGCGCACACCGTGCGGACCTCTCGCATGAACCGCGCCCTCACCGTTTTTCACTCCTACGTTCAGATTACGCTAAAATAATACTCCATACGAGCCCGAATGCGGCCGCTGTTGGCCGCCTCGGAATGCTTGTTTTAAATGTGTATATGCAGCATGTTTACACTATTATATACCTATCTAAATAAAATCCCGGCAGTGCTTTACGTACAACGCCCTCAAATTTTCGCCGCATTCAAGCACGAACTTTCCATAGCTGCTGTACTCCGGCAGTCCGGCTGCGCGTCGTGTGCGATTCACTGCCGCGCGCAGCTTTTCCACCTCTCCTAGCGACAGTGGCTTTTCTTTTGGTGCAGGTTTCTCCTCTTTCTTCTTTTTGCTCACTCTTTCTTTCAACTCCACGTCGTGCTGGCGTTTGTAACGCGCCTTCTCCTGTTCATTGTGCCGTTCCTTCGCGCAGGCTGCGCACCACTTTTTACGCGCGCCTTCCACCTCACGCCCGCACCGTGCACACGTTTTTCCCATCGTTTCCACACGCCTTTCTATTGAATTCCATCGCTTTTCACAAATTCCTTCTCCAATTTTTGTGCGATATTTCATCAATTTTCTATTGACAACACGCCGATGAAGGCGTATTATAGAATCAGAACAAGGAACCGAACGCAGCAATAAACAACGAAGATTTCGAGGTGCGGCATGCTAATATCTCTCGCCGAGTACGCAGCGCTGCACGGCAAGAGCCCGCGCAGCGTCCGCGACATGATTCAACGGAACGCATTCACATCA